CCCCGTGCAAGCGATTGCGCCAGTAGTAGCTCCATTACCCGCTGCTGCCGCATTCGCGCCCCGTTACTTCAACTTCTTCCTCGCAATTCTGTATGCCTCATCCACGTTTCTATGGGTGTTGTGCAAGAGCGGGTGGTTGAAGCTGTCCCGACCGAAACTGTTCGCAACCCCAAGGGAAACGGCAGATCGCGTGGTCTCGGAAGAGGCCAACGAATACGTCCGGGCAGCCGACAGGGTATCCGTACCACGGTGTGACGAGCTCCGAAAGAGTTTCGTCCACGCCTTTTCTTGCTCTCAGCCCAGCCTTCATGATCTTTTCTCACCAAAAGGCCGGTTAGCTTCAAGCTTCAATTCTCGTTCAGAGAGGCGCGTGCACTTACAGACGCAGTCAGATCTTTGTGACTCCATCATTCGTGCACACACCGTCTGCCACAACGGTGCTGTGACTTCACACCCGCTTCTCCCGAGTAACGATGGTACGGTTAAGGCCGCTGCCATCACCGCTGATTCCAAGACTCGTTTCCAAACCGCCGCCAGGAACTACAAGATCCCAACAGAGTCTGAGATTTTATCGAAGATGCCCGACTCTGACAAGACTTCGAACACCCATCCCTATCTGGCCGCGGCACGGCACCTCACGATATCTGGCCTTCGCAGGCTGGCCAAGACCCTTGACGCATTGCAGCACGACCCCTGCATCTCATCGAGTCAGCGTGATAAAGGTGCTTTCGGAGAAAGGCCCTTTCACCAGTTGAAAGACTTGGGCCACTCCGCCACACCACAACCCACGGACATTCCCTGTGGAACCAAGGTCATCGACACCCTGATCGACTGCCTGGCCTACGAGACATCGTTGGCCGCGCACTCTGGTCGGGACATGATCATTTGGGCATCGTTATACTCCGATCTCGCGGGGGAAACATGCGAGAGTGTGTATTACGCCGACTCCCCCAACACTTTCGTGGAGATCATCGGCAAGGAAAAGGTAACTGCTATCTACAAGAATCAGATTGCCTGGGACTTCACGTCTAGCGACGTGGTGTACGTGGAAAACCTCGACAAATCAGCTTTCACTGTATACAACGTCCTGCGATACCCGCAGCCCGACTTGCTCAAGCAGGTCGTCTTCATGGCTGCCACACAGACCGTGAACCTGCCCTACGCTCTGGTCAACAAGATGACCAAGTGGACCAAGGGGCATGATCTCGGATCCACAGGTATCCGCACCCCCGGACCGTGCAAGAATGTGACATTGGTGCCTCGCGACCCCAAGAGGCCGCACACCAAAGATGTCCTCATCATGTCCAACGGCACTCCGGGTGTTCCAACGGTCTCCATCAAGTATATGGATGCCCCGGGACCCAAATCCAGTACTACCATGCACGTCGACGTCTACAACTATCTTAAGTACCTGAATGCCCACGGCGGACGTGGACTGACAGCGAACGAGGTGGTGAAACGTTTAGAGCTGTTCGCTATCGAGCAGGAACAGCTCGATGTGCCGGGTGCAGCCGCATATTGCGAGCTGTTACGTACTGTCGCGTATTGGGGGGACTTGCCGAACGTTGTCTATTATGGCAGCAAGGCCCCGAAGCCAGGATCACACTGGGCTCTAAAAGAGAAGGAGGCCCCAGAAGAATCCCCAACCGCTAAGGCCGTCATGGCTGCTCCTAAGATCACCCTCAACAACCCAGGGACGCTCGCAAAGGATGCAGGTGGCATGGAAGCCTACAAGCAAGAGAAACTCATCGGCATGAAGAACGACACCGTGCCGACTGAGGAATGGTCCAAGATCTCAGACGTAGTCCTCACCCGCTTCATAGAGTCAGTAGCTCGTGATAGCGGTATGAAGAAAGGCAGCGTACAACTCATCGACATCAATGATGTCCGTGATGCGCGAACACGCCGCGTCCAGAAGGAGCGCCAGGTCACAGATGGCATGGGCCCTTCTAAAGAAGAGCTTGGACGGGTAGAGAATAAGATTGAGGCTGGCCACAAGGTCGGTGCATGCCCTCGTGGTGTCCAAAACCCTGAGCACAGGATCTCTGAGGAGTCCGGGCAACTCGGGAAGACACTTGAGCTCGTTCTTAAGAAGTGTGGTTTCTACAACCCTGGTTCGAGCCCTAGCGAGCTCGGCCAGGCTGTGGAAGATTGCTATAACACCAGCTCTAAACACGAACTCTACTATCAAGGTGGCGGTCTCAGGAGTGTCGATTACACCGGCGCCGACGAGAGCCACTGCGAACATTCGAACCGGATCAACATCAAGCTAATCGAGTATTTCTTTGCCGATAGCTGCAAGGCAGAAGCGCTACGTATCTACAACAGCTGCTTCAACATGCCTCTCCAAGTTGGTCCGAAGGTACTGTCTTCTGGATGGAAGAACGCTAGTGGCACCGGCATCACTACCGTTCTCAACACCACCGTTTTCGCTGAACGGGAACTAGAGACGGCGATGGTTGCACTTGTGTTTCGCTCGATGGAAGATTCTGGCGAGTTGGTTGCCGGGGAGTATATCCGGTCTCTCGATGACGCCAATGGCGAGTCGGAGGCCAGGCCATTCCCGAACCTTCTCCACCGGACCTTTCTAAAACACTTGCGCAAGATTCAGGACAAATGGGACCTAAACAAGATCCTTGGCCCAGCAGGAAAGAAGCTGTACGCCATAGACGTTGTCTACGCCTGGATCGGCCCGAAGTTCGGAGACGACGGACTCGACCCTGGCACTCCCTATGTGAGTGACAGGCTATACGAGTGTGCGATGCGATACGTGGATCGGCAAGACGGGTTTACCCGCAAGCTCGAGACCAGTTCGGCATTAAAGGAGGAGCCCGTAGAATACCTAAGCCGTATCTACCCCTGCCCCCTTCGCACCCGCTCTTCCTTTTGCAAGGTAGAGAAGGCTGTCGATAAGATATCGATTGCAGTAAACCGGGATCGAGACCGCTACATTCTAAAGCTTCGCGGCTATTGGATGGCGGACCGCAACACCCCGATTGTCGGCGCATATTTAACCGCCACTGCTAAGATGTACGGCGTTGACCTTGTGAATCAGATGACTGAAGCCCAGCTCGAGGAACTTTTCGAGCACGACCGTGACCTTTACTACAAGGTCTCAAACGGTCCGTTCCCATGGGACGAGGGCGCTCAGGAAGAGCAGTATTCGATTGTTGCCGCGGACTATGGTATGTCCAGCGGTGAGCTGATCGATTTCGATGCTGTCCTGAGCTCGCAATCAACGTGGAGTGGGATCCAATCTTGTATGCTTCCAGCTAAGCTGGTGAGCGAAACACAGGAGGATCCGTTGGGCATGCTTTCAAAAGCTGACCCGCCCGGCATAGCCAGAGTACCCTCTTGGTCAACCTCCACGAGGGGTGAAGACCCACGAATGCAGGACTTCAAGGACATGCCGGCCGCTCAAGATGTATCTAACTGGTTTGCATCACTTGGCTCAAGCCAGCCTTCGTCCTCCGTCGAGTCGACGGACGCTACGCCTGCAGAAACTGTCTGGACACCAGGCATGCTCCATTCCATCGCCTTCCCTCTAGAACTTGGAGCGGTGGAAGAGGAGCATGACCCCAGCAGCTCAGGTCCGTAAGCGTCCAGAACCGGGTGCTGAACTCTCCGAATTGTCTTCAGAGAGAAAACTGGTGACGGTGTGCGTGGCACACCGGATTCCTAACACCCGCCAAATCAGAGTGCTTGCCGGCACAAGAACCTCAGAGTTCAGGTAAACTCCTGCCACAAACAACCACTAATTTCCGAGAATGTCAGAACCTTCTGTGACTCCTCAACAGCTAATGACCGCCGTTCGGTCGAAAGACCCAATGCGCGGCCTTTGCG